ATTAGATGCTGGTCTTAAGTTTCATACTGGCACCAACAGTCTTACAATAACTGGAGACACAATAATTGGTGCTGGTGTTTCTATTGTTGGTGTTGCCACTGCATCTGCATTTGTTGGTGATGGTAGTGGATTAACGAATGTTTTTGCTAGTGTTGGTATTAGCACCAATACAACCAACCAAGCGCAGATTATTCCTTTTGCAGTTTCATACGGATCTACAACAGGACTTGGTGCTACTGATGGTTTAGTTTTCAATCCATCAACCACAAGACTTGGTATTGGTTCTGATGCTCCAGCATATTCTCTGGATGTGGTGGGAGATATAAATAGTTCGACAGATGTAAAAATCAATGGGACTGGTGTACTTGACACAGCACTTGCACTTGCAATCGCGTTAGGATAATAAAAGATGGCAAATACATTTAAACTAAAAACTAAGGCAAGTGTTGGAGTAACCACTGAAAATGTTTATGTGGTTCCTGCCGCCACAACAACAACAGTCATTGGTATTACTCTTGCCAATGTATCTGGTAGTAGTATTAATGTTGGTGTAGGTGTTACTAGAGTATCTGAAGATGATGTCAAGATTTTAAAAACTGTTCCGATTCCTCAAGGATCTTCTTTGGAAGTGATGGCTGGAAACAAATTAGTATTAGAAACCACTGATACTTTGACAGCAATTAGTGATGTGGCATCAAGTCTTGATGTTTCAGTTTCGCTTTTGGAGTTAACATAATATGTCTTTAACAAAAGTTGGTGGTGATTTATTAAAACAACCTTTAACTATTGGAACTGGAGTAACCATCAGTTCTGATGGTATTAATGCTTCTGGCATTATAACTGCCACAAGTTTTGTTGGTGATATCTCGCAAGCAACTGGAGCTGCTGCTGGTCTTGGAACAGCATTAAGTCAAGACCAGTCGAATCCATTAAACAAAATATATTACACCGATACAGTATTAAGTATTGGTAGCACACAAACCGTCAATCCACCAGACTCATCAAACATTGCATATACTCAGTATGCTGAGATTGCTGTTGATGAGGGTTTTGATTTAATAGTTGAAGATGGTGACGATTTAATCCCAGACATTCTTGGTCTATCTACTGAGACTGCTGGACTTCTTTCTGGTGCTGGTGGTAGAATTCGTGCAGATCAGTTTACAAACAAAGCAGGCACTGGAGCCCCTTCATTTCCTAATGGGGTGAATGTAACTGGTGTTGTTACTGCTACTAGTTTCAGTGGTAATATTACTGGTGATGTGACTGGTAACCTGACTGGTAATGTAACTGGTGATTTAACAGGTAATGTAACATCGAGTGGAATTTCTAGTTTTTCTGGTGAGTTAAACGTTGGTGCTGGAAAAAGTATAAGACTTTATGGTGCTACTTCTGGTTATAGTCAAATCATTGCTGCTGCTGGGTCAGCTTCAACAACATTTACTCTTCCGGCAAACGGAGGTAGTGCTTCGCAATATCTACAAACTGATGGCGCTGGAGTGTTGAGTTGGCAGTCGATCTTGACTCTCGGGACAGCAATCAATGTTTCTGGTACTGAGACTCAGATTGATTTTACTGGAATCCCTAGCTGGGTAAAGCGGGTGACTGTGATGTTTAGCGCCGTAAATTTAAGTGCTGCAACTTCTCTTATTATTCGATTAGGGGATTCTGGAGGCATTGAAACTACTGGCTATGACTCTTCGTGCTCAAGTTTGGGTAGTGGAACATCGTCGAATACTTCAGTTGTTGGACTGCTGCTCGCAAGCTATGGAACGGCGGCTGCAACATTCAGTGGTTCAATAACAATTTCAAACCTTTCTGGTAACCAGTGGGTAAGCTCTGGCGTTTTAGGGAGAGATGATGCGGCGGCAACTCATACATCTGGAGGTAGAAAAGAATTAAGCGGCACCCTTGACCGCATTAGAATTACAACTATTAATGGAACGCACACGTTTGACACCGGTAGCATCAATATTATGTACGAGGGTTGATCATGGAACGCATAGAAATTAACGTGCAAACTGGCGAGCAGAATGTCATTCCTTTAACTCCAGAAGAGATTGCAGCAATTCAGGCATCACAGCCGACAACTGCTGAACTGATGGAGCAACTCCGCCAACACCGTAACCAACTTCTTACCGAAACCGACTACCTCGGTCTTCCCGACCTTGGTGGTTTCTCTGTAGAAATGATGGCGTATCGCCAAGCCCTGCGCGATCTACCGGCTAATACCGTGGATCCGGCTAACCCCGTTTGGCCTACTAAGCCTGAATAGCTATCGACCAAAGAACCCGCGATAATTGGCAGAAGGTCAAGCTAGCCTTGGAAAAGGCCGGTAAGACCGACTGCCATTTTTATTCCAGGGCTGTAGCAATCTGTAAAGGCGGTGCAGACCCCGGACCTACTCTCGCCCCTCCGGGAGAATAGTCGGGGACTTAGCAAACTTCTCGTCACTTGCACGCACTGCGAGGCCTTTCACAAATGGACGGCCCTGCTTGCAGAACTGACGGATGTTCTGGAGCCCAAGCTGGTTAGAGCAGCAATCCAGAAGCAGCGCAATAAAACGCTTCTGACCAACAGGCTTCGATCCCGTGTCCTCGCAATAGGAGCAGTAGCTCGGATACAGGTGAAACTTACTGTTCAGGTAACGCTCAGGCTCATCCTTAGCGGCAGGAATCTTCTTACCAACAGCTGAGACAGCCTCTGGAGCATGAACCACTTCGGACTGCAGCCACTCAACGAGGTTGTTGCTGTTCAGCATGATCTCGTTTCGCACCCGCTTCAGGGACGGCACCTTTTCGTAGGTATCCAGCAGGTATTCGCGCATTTCCTGCTCCGTCATGGCCAAAACCCAATTGACCAAGCCGGGTAAATAATCCTTCCATAAGCCCCTTACGATGCCGTTGTCGAGCTTGATCATCTCTTTGGCCTCGGAGCTCTTGTCGTAGAGAGGGCGATTGAACTCCAGCGTCAGGCGACGGCGGGTGAGACCTGAGGTGTTGTCGGTGGTCTGGATGGGTTCGTTGGCGCAAACCATGACCATGCCGGTGTAAACGAAAGGCTCACCGACGTTCTTGTTTTTCTCCTCGTAGCGGAGGTTGTCACCACCGGTCAGCGCCTTGAAGATCTGAGCAGAACCGCCATAACGCTCCGAATCGTTAATCAGAGTGAGACGTTTGCCCTTGATTGACGCGACCTCGAACCGAGATTGCTCCAGCTGGTTCAGGGTGGTGCTTCCATAGTTGCCGTGACCCACCAATGCGCAGCAGAGGTTGGCGAAGGTGGACTTACCGCGACCGCCAGGACCGACGACCTCGAGGAAACGCTGCAACTCATGGCCGCGTCCCATCAAACACGCACGGAGCCATGCCCGTAAGACCTGTACACGCTCTTCGTCGCCGTATTGGGTACGACGTAACCAATCGATGATTGGACCGGGCTCAGCGTGGGGATCGTATTCAAAGTCGAGGCCCCAAGTCATGTAATGTTCACGGTCATGATCCATGAATTCACCGGAGCTGATCTCCAGAACACCGTTGCTGAATGCGAGGCGATCGGTATCGTCATCCCAGTAGGGGTGAACCAGTAGCGCTTGGCTCAGCGAGACAACATCTGACAGGAGGTGGGAGGTGTATCCACTTGGAGCTGAGATCTCCTGAGTGACGAAAAGGTTCTGAACCTCACCCCGGAATTCATTTTTGTATTGTTCCCGCCTCCAGACGCCCTTTTTGCTCTGGTAGAACATGAACGTGTCGAAGCTGGGGTCATATCGCCATCCGATCTCATAGACTTTGCCAACGACTATGTCAGTGAGTTCGGAGGCAGGTGGTGTCTTTGGCTTGCCCTTCCCCTTGGCAATTTTCTCGACTTCGAAGCCCATGCCCTCGTCGGGTTCAGGCATCATTTCCCGAAGCATCTGCTGCATGCTTCCGGAGTTCCCAAAGGAAATATCCATGCCGTCAAATAGGTCTGCAGCTTTCTGCGCCAGAACCTCTGGGGACTCAACGACAAAGCCGCCAAGTTCTAAGAAACCATCTTCCTTGGCCTTAGCTGCGAGAGTGGGCAGACCCCTTGCGCCCTCAGGGCTCGGACCACCCGGCAGTCTTTCAAAAGAGGACCATTTGTCTTCGCAGACGCCCTCTTGGAAGTTTGGTGCAAGCTGGGACCACTCGACCCAATCCGCAAGCAGAGAGTCGTCGATTTGGTGGAGGGCCATGCCGACAGCCAGCCACTCTTCGTAATCGACAGCACGATCTTCGCTGAGGTGAGCGAGGAAGATTCGAGCCTCATTGATGGCCTCTTCCAGCTGAAACTTCGAACCTTCTTCGTAGTGGAGGTTGATTTGCTGGGTGATGACCCCGCCGGTTACAGGCTTCCGGTACTTATTGGTCGGGAAAGCCTTGGCGATTGCGTCATACAACCAATCCGGCAGCTCGGGAGGATTCTTTGCATACTCGAAACCGCCGTGCTTGGTCGTGAAGTATCCGTCTGTTTCCGGGTGGGTGCCCATGATGGCCCCCTGCCTGGAGCGGTACAGGATCTCGAATGACGGGACCCCGATCTTGATGGTGGCTTTATCGGGAAGAAGGCTGAGCTTCGCGCTCGGGATTTTATAAAGGAGTCGCTGCCTTCCTTCTTTACCCGACGAAATGCTGAGAGTCGGCGGTAAGACAGTATCGAGCGGACCACCAGCAAGCGCTTCTAACGCTGGGATCGCATCTGGACCATCGATATCAACCCAAACCAGACCGAATTCATTAGACCACTGACCTGTCATTAGGCCGACGCCACTAGCGCGACCTTCTTCAAGTTCAGCCTTGATCTCTTCGACAGAGAAAGGTTTTTGTGTCCAGCCCGCTACATAAGCCCGCTTGCCCTGCAGAGGAGTCAGAGCCCAATCTTTCGGAATCAGATCGAGATTGATCTGTCCCGGCTGAAGTTGCTTCTTAGGTGGACGGGGCTCTGAGCTGGCTGTCACTTCTCTGTTATTGCAGGCGTTTTGGGGGGACGACAGAGTGAAGGTAGCGCGATTCTCTCGATCTGACTGCCCGACAATCTGAAGTCTTTCTGTTTTCCAAGGTAGAAGGCATACATCTGTGCTCGAGGGCACATTGCGTTGCTGAAATCAGCCCTCAACCCTCCTCCTCATTGGAGTTTTGTGACGGGAGGATCTCGCCGTAGTACTTTTCGACGGTCTCCAGCCACTTGTTTTTGTACTTCTCAATCGTTCCGCCTTGTACAGCAAATACCTGTGAGCGTTCGCGTGTTGCAACAAAAATCATCAGGATTTGAGGCGTGATGTTGCAGGTGTGCTCGAGGCCGAGGGCGTAGGCGCCCATTTGCAACATGCACTTCTGGTACTTCATGAAGCCAGCTCGCTTCATCCCGTACTCACTGCGCGGTGTTTCTGGCCCTGGCCACTTGCTGAAGTACAGGCCGTTACTGGTTTTCAGGTCACCCAGAACGATCTTCCCTTTGTATTCCGCGACGATGTCAGGCGCCCCAGCCCAGCCCCAGTTCTCTCCATCTTTCACCCCTGGGTGCCAAACCCGAGAGATGCCATCGCCTCCCATGGTCCAGGGATAGGCGTCACCAACCGGGTTCTCAGCCCAGATAACTCGGCCAAGTTTGTCCAATTTCTCCGGAAGGCCGCTCCAGAACTGGGCGATTTCCTCGTTGTCGATTTTTGGGTTCTTCTCAATGCCGAGCAGATATTCCTCCATCAAGGAGTGAACTTTCGTGCCTCGAGCTGCTGCAGCTTCCCGCCCACCGGGGTTTTTCTTCGCCCACCTCTCAAGTGCAGCCTTGTTTCCTTGCGTCGCCGACAGAATCGTGGTGACAGAAGGCAGTGCACCAAAGGGGGTCTTGTAATGCCGCGATCCGTTAATCGTTAATCGCGTGTCACCCTCAGATCGGTAATCCAAGAACTGCGTGTAATCGTTCTTGGGAGAATACGAAGGGTGAATCTTCGTCTCCTCGGGTTCGGCGCTAGATATTTTTTCCCCTTTTTCGATCACAGCAAGGGACATTAGGGTGATCGCAGGTGCCTGAACTTACCGGACAACCCTGTCCCTGTCTAGGATTTCGGGACAGTGAAGTGCTCCTAGAATGCACAGAAAACTACCAGTTACTGCGGTGCATGAGTTTCCTCAGGTCATAGGGAAGCACGCTCTGTTTGAGCTCCATGGGGGAAACCCGAACCTGTTAAATGACGAAGAATTTGTGAAGAGTGCACTGATTGAGGCGGCGGAAGTCGCTGGTGCAACCTTATTAAGCCTGGTTTCGCATAAGTTTTCTCCTCAAGGCGTCACTGCAGTTGCGCTCCTGTCGGAGTCACACATTTCACTGCATTCTTGGCCTGAGTACGGCTTTGCTTCGATTGATTGCTACACCTGCGGATCTCACACGGATCCCGAGGCGGCGTGCAAAAGCTTAAAAGATGCTTTCGAAGCGACGTACAGCGCTATTCGTCTGCTACAGCGCGAAGGTCCAACCCTCAGTGAACTAGTCGCCTAGTCGTGCTCGATGTCCTGGGGACGCTCGGCAAAAGCATTGTCGATATTGGCCGCAAACTGCATCGATTGGAACTGACCAACGTGCTTTTGAATCCTGGCGTGAATATCGAAGGCTGATTTAACGGCGTCTTCAGGCCCGATCATCAGTTTTGAGTTAGCCAGC